GGAAAACCTTTTGAAGTTTGATGCAATTCCGAGCCACGGCGGGCGCGTTGAGGGCATTCTCCCGAATGGCCAGCGCGTCACGTTGGCTCTCACCCCGGCGGACGTTCACGATTCGTCCGAGATGCCGAACTACCTGGCTGGGTACAAGCCGTTCCCGTTCAGGGCAGACGAGGCGAGCCCGGTCATCTTGGTGCCGAAGTCGAAGGACAAGTACCGGAACTTCGCGGCCAACGACGCCTTCCGGCTCGTCACGGTCGAGAACTCCGAGCAGGCTCCGCCTCCCCTGGTGGACCCGTCTTCGAGCCTCACCGAGTTCCGCACGGTCAACAAGTACCTCGGTGGGTTCGTGCCGAAGCAGGTCGAGAGCGAGGCTGACAACTTCTCCCCGCTCATGCAGACGGCGAAGCGCATCAAGTGGGCGCTGATGCAGAACCGCGAGGCGGAGGTTTGGACCCTTCTCGGGACCAGCACCAATTGGGCGGCTACGCAGCGCACGGCGGCCGGTACGGCTTGGGACGCGGCCGGTGGCAATCCCATCCTGGACATCGAGACGGCTATCGAGAAGTCGTTGCAGTCCGTGACGGACATCTGGATGAACCAGCAGGTTGCTTTCGCCATGCTGCGAAACGACAACGTGCGCGACCACATGAGGCAGTTCTACGGGGACTCCGATGTGAGGGCCATCGGAACGCAGGTAGCTTCGGCCCAGAGGATGTCCACCGACTTCATGATTCCCGGCTTCCCGCCGATCCACGTGGTCGCGGGCAAGTACCTGAACGAGACGACTACAACCCACGACTACCATCTGGGCAAGGTTGCCGTTCTCACGACCCGTCCGACTGCGGTTCCGAAGGATGCGGAAGAGATCGCCTCTTCCTATACCTTCCGCAGGAACGACGGCGCGAACACCGGGTTCGTTGTCCGTCAGTTCTACGTCGATGGGCTCGGGCCGCTGGGTGGTGAGATGGTTGTGGTTTCGACTTCGGATGTCGCTGTCATCACGGCGAACACCGTCGGTGGAATCATCACCAACGCCCACAGCTAGTCTCTAGTCCTCGCCTTTCTTTCTTTCTCCACACAAAGTTCTTGCATGTTGCCCAATTCGAAGGTCCAATCTATATTGTAAACGAAACGGAGGTTTATCACATGGCAACGAAGAAGGAACTCATTCAGGCGGCTCACGACCTCGGAATCAGCGAGGTCGATGCTACGTGGTCCAAGAAAGACATTGAAGACGCGATTGCCTCGTATCAGGACGACGCCGACGAAGAGAAGTCCGTCTCTGTCGACGTTGGCATTATGAATGTCACGGTGACAGCGGGTGAAGACGGGGAGTTCGGGACGGAAGACGACCGCGTTGAAATCAAGCCCGTCATCGAGCACATGGACAAGCCGGTTGAATTCGAGCCGCTTCCGGAGTTCGCCGGGAGCAACGAATACCAGGAATCGAAGCCGCTTCCGGAGTTCGTAGAGGTAGCGGTTTCAGCGCCTCATCCCCTCCCCTCATTGGAGGAAGTGGCAAAGGTTCCCGTCCCGGTGTGGTCCAATGTCGACAAGGTCGAGAACATCCGGCCGGTGAAGACGTTTGACCCGAACCTCCACAAGTGCCTTTGCACCATGACCTACGAGGGCAAGGTTTACGAGGCAGGCCAAGAGATTCGGATGCCTGCAAAGGAAGCGGAAGTCCACATCAAGAATGGGGCTCTCGGTCCCGTCGATGTGAATCAGGCTCAGGCCATCCGGAAGTACACCTTGAAGCGGGGGGAATACATCCTCGAATGCGACTTGACCCTTGACGGTGTTGTTCACCGTCTCGGGAACAAGGTGGAACTGACTGCCGAGCAAGCGGACTTGTACGAGCGAATCGGAGCCATCAAGGCCCCGGTCTGATTTTGGAGGTTGACCCATGGCGACCCCCGACTTTCTTGCCCTGACTGACTTGCGTTCCAAGGTTGGAAATCAGACGGTCATCGGATTGTTTGACGACGACAACGACGGGGCGATTGCTACAACGGACCTCGCCAATGCAAACGACATCATGGCGCAGGCTGAGAATGAGGCTTATAGCCGTCTTCTCAGAGCGTACAGCAAGGCCCAAATCATACAGCTTGCGAACAACGACCCGGGGTTAAAGGGACACATCGCTTGGATAGCGTTGGAGTTCGCCGCAGAGAGGCGGTCGGAGTTCCTTGCGCAAGACGGTACGGGTCAGTATTGGAAGCAGTACGAGCGAGCTATCAAGTATTGCGACATGATTTCAAAGGGACAGCAAAGGAGTGCAGGCGAGACGGTAGCCGGGACCACGGCTCAAATCGGAGGCGCTTTGCAGCCGGTGCTTACAACCGGAACTAGCCGGTTTGTATTCGCGCCAGACAACGACAACCCCGACGGGCACGGAGACTTCTAACAGATGGCCGGTGGAGCACAAGCCAACTTCGATATGTCCGAACTGTGCGAGGCCGTTCAGCGCATGGAGGAACGAGCGAGACAGGTCCCGATGGCGCTTGTCTCGGCTCCCTTCGTCACGGCGATTGATGACGAGATACAGAGTGAAGGGCGGGGAAGGTGGCCTGGTTTTGCCGAAGCGACGTTGAGAATGCACCCGCGCCGCAAGGGCGGGAAGCTCCTACAGGACACCGGGCGGCTGGCCAACATTCAAGTTGACGACATGACGGCGGTTGGCAAGGCGGTGATATTCTCCCCGGCTGAATACGCTTGGAAGCACGCAGACGGGTACAAGAGAATACCTCAGAGGGATTTCTTGGACATCGACATGGACGATACCCTTGAGAAGGCTTGCAACGCTGTCGTTCAAGAGATTGTGAGCGGCGGATGATTTCCCTACTTGTCAACACCTGTCGTGACCTAGCATCGGTGATACACCCATTGACGGGCACGCGGGCCACGGGGACGGCTACAATCAAAACGTCTACGGGTACAACGGCAACTGTAGATGTCGGCTCGTACTTGGTTCCGGTGGTCGATGGGGCATACCGAGATGACCTCGCATACAAGGTCAACGCAGGACCAAACGCGAACAAGTCTTGGACGATAACGGCGGCCGGGGTCAACGTCGGAATCGCGGCCAACTTGGGAGGGGCTAGATTCAATCTCCCGGCTGCGACCTCCCTGTATTTCGACCCGGCGATTACGAACATCGCAAGCTCGGTTACAACCGCAGTCATTTCAAACGGTGCGAATCCGACCAGTCTTGGAATTCAAGACATACAGATATTCGAACGGTTCGACCCGTCTCCCGAGAGTGTAGACCTTTCCCGGAGTTCAATCCGACGCTTCCCGTCCGCTATCCTGGCATGGGTGGGAAGCGAACCCGGGGACGGGTCGGCAGTCTCGCAGACGTCGCAGAGCACAAGGACCGGGCGCAATCGTGTTATCTATCACGAGATGTTCGACTTCTACTTGTTCACGAACGCCATGACATCGGACCACCTTCGGAGACAAGACGGCTTGCGTCTATTGGACGCGGCTACAATGCTGTTCACCTCCCGGCGGTCCTCAGACGGCGTTGGAATCAGCGCGCCTAGCGGGGTTCAGGTTCGCAGGCGGTGGCGTCACAACTTCGCAGACCACAAGGGAGTCCAACGGTACTACGCATACGGGCTAGAATTGGCGGCGATGACTACGTACAATAGGACCGATACGAGGTCCTATACTGACTTGGAATCGTTTGTGGTAGACGTCATCAAGCCGCAGATTCCGGCGCTCCCGAACCAAGGGGACTATACGGTGGTTGACGGGATGGACGTTGACAACACATAGACCGATGGCGGGGCGGGGCATGTTGCCTGTCCGAATGGAAAGCGTATAAGGTCGAATCAAGGCTAGAGGTGAATCGAATGAACAGAGACCCGGAGAAAATCGAATACAGGTATTTCACTTGCGTCGAGGGCAAGATTGTTCGAAGGCACGGCGCGAAGAATCAATACGTCGGGGCCAAGCTGGTACCGTCTGGCGACATTGCAGCTCGCAGTCTCGCGGGACCCACGGCGGAAGGTTCCTTCGTTTGGTTCTGGGATACCGCTCGGGTCACTCGAATCTCGCTTCAAGAAATCAACATGTACGGCCGGGAATACAACCGGGCGCTTGCCGAAGGCGCTTTGATAGAGCGAAGCAGGCGCGATTACGACGCCTATATAAAGAGTCTGTCGGTAGAACCGGCAGTTGCAGCCGATGACACGAAGGCCGATAAGAGGCGGTCCGGCAAGGAGAACGAGTCATGAGCATTCCTAGCGCGGTTGCGGCGTCTACCCTGACGCCTGGAATCTACATCACGGTAGACCTGCTTGCCGGTACTGCGAGCCCGGGAACGGGGACTCTTGCGGTTGCCGTACTCGCCACGAAGAGCGCAAGCGGCAACTTGACGGACAACACGGAAGTCCGGGCTATCGGCGGGGAGGCGGACGCTTCTGCCGCGTTCGGGCCGGGGACCATCGGGCACCTCTGTTGTAAGCAGATTTACAACAAATACGGGGAGGCTCAGATTGACGTTATCTCCCCGACGGCTGGCGCTACCGTGGCGACATTGGCTGTCACGGCGGCGGGCGCTCCGACTTCGGACAGCGTTGCCGACGTCTCGGTTGCCGGGCGCACTGGCGAGGTGGCTTGGTTGGTAGGGGAGTCCCCGACTGACTTCGCCGCGAAGCTCATCGACTGGATAACCGAGCGCACAAGCGACCTCCCCGTTTCGTCGGCGGCGGGCGCGGCTGGCGTTCTGAACATCAACTCCAAGGTCGCGGGCAACATCGGAAACGACGTCAAGGTCAAGATGAAGCTCCGGGCGCAGACCGGAACCGAGACGTTGACCGGGGCGGTTGTTCACACTCCGCTTGCCGGTGGTACCACGGACCCGGACATCACCACGGCGCTCACGTACTTGCAGGGCAAAGAGTATCACTACATCGTGCCTTGCCTGTCGAATACCGACGTCGCGAACGTGCTTGCTTCGAACAACTGTAAGAAGCTGTTCACGCACATCTACAACCTGAACACCGGGCGAGATGCCAAGCTCCAGCAGGGCATCGTCGGGTACACGGGTTCACTGGCGACCGCCCAGGCTTCGACACAGCATTCGAACAGCTTCAATAACGCGGAGTTCTTCCAGTGTATCCAGTGTCTCAACGGGCTCTCTCTTCCCGGTGAGTGGGCCGGTAGGGAGTGCGGTGGCAGGCTCGCGGCGGTCATCATCGACCCGGCTGCAAACCGCATCGGTGAGTACCTGGACGGCACGTATGGGGCGGCTGACAAGATCGCTGACAAGCCGACACAGGCGGAATCCGAGGCGTCTCTTGGAGACGGCGTTTCTTTGGTTTCGTACAACGCTCAGGACCAAGAGGTCCTTGTCAGGCCGATCACCACGCACAGCAAGGACTCTGCCGGTGGTTCTGACAAGCGGCTTCTCGACGTCCAGAACGTTGACGCGGCTTACATCGTCGCTCGCGACCTGCGGACCAATCTCCCGATTGAGTTTGCAAACGCCAAGATTCAGCCGGACGCGGAAGCCACCGACGACCCTCCCCCCGCCGGGGTGACGGAAGAGCGGGACATCAAGGCGTTCATCATTTCGCGGCTCCGGTTCTGGCAGAATCAGGGAGTCATCTACCGCGCGAGTCTCGACTATGCAATCTCGAATGGGACGTTGATTGTTCAGGTGAACAGCACGGACCCGACGCAGGTTGACATGGTGGTTCCGTTCGAAGTGATTCAGCCGTTGGCCAAGATGGGCTTGGTTGTTCAGCGCAAACCGAGCTGATAGGAGGAAGTAGTTATGCCATCTGAATTTTACCCGCAAGGCTACATCGCGATGGGCAGCGGCGATCTGCTTGACGTCTACGATATTTCGCTGGACCTCACGGACAACAGTAAGCAGGTCCACACGCTCCGAAAGCGCGGGGCTGGCATCGTCCAAGGAACCGAGGAAACCACCGTCACGTTCTCTTCCAAGATCGGTGAGAACGGCGAAGAGATGGATTACGTCGAGATGGTGAAGAAGAAGCAAATCAAGTCGCTTCGCCTCAAGATTCCGAATCGGACGATGACGATTGAGGGCAAGTACTCGGCAATCAAGATTGCCACGAGCATCGACGACGCCATCGATTTGCAGGCTACTTTCGTCGGGCACGTCGTAGACTAGTGACCCGGCGTTCGGGATAGACCTACGTGCAAGGGAGGTGACATCTTGACGGAGGACGCAAAGCCGGTTCACGTCGCTGAACAGCTTTACAAAAAGAGCTGGAAGGAATTGGAGGCGCTAGAGCATAACGAGCGCATCCTTTTCCCCGACGTGATTTCAAGACGCCGGTCGGACGGGAGCATTGAGAACATCGAAGTCATGTTCCAAGTTCCGAGGGAGCCCGACCATAGGAAGGCCAAGATAGAAGCCCGCAAGGTCGGCTTGAAAGAGGGCTTCGACTTGGACCGCGACAAGGATGTTTTCGAACAACTCGAAACGCTTTGCTTGCTGTCCATTTGCATTCGGAACCGCAAGGAACCTTACGAGCCTTGGGAGCCGGATGTCTTGAAGTTGGAGAAGCGATACGACTTGCAATCGCTTGCGAACGCATATGGGAAGATAGATGTTTACGCGGGCATGATAAACCCTCATCCGAGCGAGCTTTCTGAACAGGATTGCTGGGCCTTGGTTGCGGCTATCGTGAAAGCGAGGAACATGCTCCCTTTGCTCGTTTACGCGCCGGATTCGCAGAATACCTTTGCGCTTTTTATGGCGGACCAAGTTGTGACCTGTCCAGCGTACAAGTCTTACTTGGAGTCGCTAGAGGAGTCGATTCAGGGGTCATCCCCGGCGGTCGGCTCCGAGACGTTCTAAAGGGCGTGGAGGTCTCCGAGTTCGACGCGGTAAACGATGAGACTTTGAGGGCGTACTTTGAAGCTCGGACCCAAGGGATGAGGAGATAGGTAGAACGTGGCGAGCCGTACAGCAAACATCAAGGTCACTCTTTCCACTAGCGCCTTCACGGGGGAGATGAAGAAGACCGAGCGGCAAGTTGCGCAGTCCGGGAAGCGGATGGGGCAGAAGCTCGGGAAGGAGATGGACAACGGCTTCAAGAAAGGGCAGAAGGCCCTTGTCTCCATGGGGAAGTCCATGGGGAGGATGATAAAGCAGGTTGGTACTTTGGGGGCTGCGTTTGCCACGGGTGCGCTTGTCAGGGATTCGGTCGAGATACACAAAAAGTTTCAGGACATTTCTTTCTTGCTGTCTCGATTTCCAGACCAGGCGAAGTCATGGGAGCAAGTTCAGAACATGATAACCGGGGCGGCGAACCGTACTACCCGGACGACAATGGAGATGGCGGGGGCGTTTGAGCAGGTTTACAAGGATGTCGGCGATGCGAGTTATGCCGCCGAAAGCCTAGACATGATAGGCCGTGCGGCAACGGCTACCGGGGCTCCGGTTGAGCAGTTGGCCACTGTCGCCGGGATGATAAAAAGAAAGTGGGGCCTCACAGGTAAGGCGGCCGAAGAGGCGATGGCTCAATTTGTCGAAGGTTCCAATCGCGGCGGACTATCGTTGGATAGTCTCAGTTCTCGTCTTGACCTAGTTGCCGGTGAGGCCGCCGAAATGGGCATGGACATTTCGGAGTTGCTAGGGACCATTTCAAGACTTGATGATGTCATGGGCGAGATGGCTCCAAGGGGCATCAAGACGATGCTCATGTACATGAAGGAAGGAACCACACAGGCCAAGGAGTTGGAAAAGGCCGGTAGGTTCAAGTTCACTCCCGACATGGACGCTCTTGACAGAATCAGGATGATTATAGATTCACCGAAGGCGCAAAAGGTAGCCCTGAAAACGTTTACGGACACGTCCAGAACGGCCTTTGATGAGTTGAGAAAGCCGTTCACTGAGACATTGGAAGCCTCAAAGAAGGCGGGTGATACCGATAAGATTGCACATGAGAAAGCCATGGCGGCTTTCGACAAGATGGTAGGTAGCATTCGCAAAACAGAAATGACCGCTTCTGACTTGGACCGGATGTATAGCAAGCGGGTACAATCAGACCCCTCCGTGAAGTTGAGGATTGCCATCAATAAGGTACGGGACGCCTTCGCGCAACCGAAGATGATAGACGCCATCGGGAAGTTGGCGGACAAACTCCCGGGGCTTGCGAAGGCCGTTGCTGACTTGATTGGATTCATCGTCGACAACCCCCTTGGAGCGGCGGGGGTTGGAATGGGCCTGCGTGTTGGACTCCCGATGGCCATGCAAGGGGCAATGTTCCGGGGTTCGGGTGGAGGGTTTGGACAGTTCAGCGGGGCGGCTGCTAACGAAGCAGCGTTGAGAAACATGGGCGGTGGCGGCGGGGGTGGCCGTGGCGCGGGCGGTGGAGTTGGGGGCCTTGGGAATGCCGCAAGCAAGGCCACCTCCCCTGTTAAGAATTTGGGGATGGGAGCTGCCAATGCGGTCGGTCAATTCGCCGGAATAGCAGCGTTGGCGTATACGGCGGGCAAGGGGCTAGAGGCCCTGATAGACACCGAAGCAGACGGTATCGACGAATGGCAGGCTATGGGGACGAGGCTTTCCAATCTCTATGCATCTGCGATTAGCGGCAACGCCACAATCGAAGATCAGGCTAAGGCACTAAAGGATGCTACCAGAGAAAGAGAGACCGCCGCAGGAAAGGATACCGACATAGGTGCAATCCCGGGTATGATACCGAAGGCGTTTGAAGCATTGGGGGCATGGGCCAGCGGAGACAAAACATTTAGGCAGGCTAACGATATGGCCTTTGGTTCCGATGCGTCGAGAGCTATCAAAAAGGCATCCGAGACGGAAACCAAGATTGCCGTCGCCATGGCCAAGAAACAGGGGGCGGCGTTTGCAGATGCCGCACTTCGACGAGAAAAGGAACTTGCACAGGCGGGCGGAAACAAGTTTCTAGAGGCCGAAGCACTTAAGAATTTTGCTGACGCTGTGAAGGCCATTGCAGAAGGAAAGACCTATACCCCATCGGGCGGGACATTGGGTTCTGGAATGCTCGGCAAAGGTGGGGCTCGCGGCTCTCGTAAGAAACTAAAGAAGACTCCGGGGGCGGAACCCAAGGACGGTTAGGTAAACTATGCCAGTAGAAGACCCGACAAAGGTAAAGAACTTCCGCACGGTGGACCCGAACATAATCGACGTGTTCGCCTTGTATCCCGTTGCGTCATGGACGGCAGACGGGGGGACTGAAATTGCTTTCCCTATAACCGCCATTTCCGAGAGCGGCGGCAACCGTCTTGTCGCTCGTGAAAGACCCTACAGAGACGGGGCTAAGTTCGACGATACTGGAAGTTCCCCGGTCGAATGGACCATGACCGCCCTGTTTGAGAACACCATTTCGGAGTCGACTTCGGGGGAGCCGGACTTGAAGCAGATAAACGGCTCGCCACTTTACCCGAACGTCTTGAACGATTTAATAGAATCGTTTCGAGTTCACGAGACGGGGGACTTGGTTGTTCCTACCCGGGGCAAGGTGCGGGCGCGGTGTCAGAGTTACCAACGTTCCGAGGGTGCCGAAGAGAGGGACTGTGCGACCCTTCAATTGGTGTTCGTTGAGGACAACGAGGACAACGTTGACGCCCAGTCTTTCACCGCGCCGTCTGCTTCGGGAAGCGCCGGATACGTCGCAGATGAAACCGAGTTCTCAGAGCAGAGCGAGGGCATGTGGGATTTCTCAATGCAAGACCTGAACAACCTCGCAAGGGAGTTGCAGGGCTTGGCGAATGCTCCCGGTCAATACGCGCAAGACTTGGAGCAGCAAGCCAATACGGTCATGTCCAACGTCGACAAGGTGACAACGGCCTTTACGCAGGCCGGGGTCGACGGGCGGGATACGATGATGGGCGCAGAGTCGACAGTGGTTCAGAGACAACTACAGTCGATGAAGGAAATGGCCGGGAAGGCTAGGCAGGCGGCGAAGTCCGGGGCGGCTGCAATTATCACCAAGAAATACGACCGCCAACTGAACATCTTTCAGATAGCCACGATGGAAAGTCAGAACGCGCAGAAGTTGATTGAAATCAACCCGCAACTCGGGAACCTCTTGGCGATACCCAAGAACACCCCGGTTCGGATGTTCGGGTGAAACGACCTCTCGACAACATCCGAGTGGAGGCAGTCGGTATCGGGGAGCTTGCCGCTCCCTTTGCTTCGCTCGCGATAACCAACGACATCATGAGCCCTTCGGAAGCCGCTTTCGAATTGGGGAATGACGGGGCGTATTCTGAGATTCAAAAGCACATCGCCCACGGGACGCAATACAAGGTCTGGGTCAACGACCTATTGAGGCTCACGGGCCGGGTAGAAGCCTTGGACATCCCGATTGACGCAGCCGGGGGTTCGGTTGTCCGGTTCACTGTCAGGACGAAGTTGGCAGACGCCGCTTTCTCGTCCGCTCCCGAGGGCGTGAAGGTGAAGGACACTTCTATCAAAAAGTTCATTTTGGCGGTCTACAAGCCGCTCGGGTATACAGAGGCGGACTTTGTATTTGACCAGTACGTTTCTCGGGATTTGATAACAGGAAAAAGGACAGGCGGCAAAGGAAGCCCGGTGTCCGTAGACCTCGAACCTATTACGGTCAAAGATGCCAAGGTCCAACCCCCTGAAACCATCTACGACGCAGCGGATAGACACCTCCGAAGGCACGGCTTGATTCATTGGGATTCCCCGGACGGCAAGATAGTTGTGGGCGGAATCAACGATACCCAAGATGCTATTTACAAGCTGCTTTGCAATCGTGGGGCGAATCGGAATCTGAACAACGTCATGTCCCTGACTCGGGTCATGGATTGGTCTGACATCCCGTCAACTCTCGCGGTGTTCGGAGTTGGGGCAAGCCGGGGAACTTCAAGGGCGCGGGTTGGATACCAGACTACCGACGCAGACGTTACGGCGGCCGGATTCTATCGCCCGGTCAAGATAATAGCCGAAGGACTCCGGACTTCCGCTCTCGCCAAGAACGCGGCCCTTCGCGAACAATCTGCGAGGTCCAAGGACAAGGACTCTTGGCAGATAGAACTTGATCAATGGTCTTGGTGGGACGGGTCCACAAATACCCCGTGGGGTGTTGATTGCGTTGTCGAGATAGAAAGTGACATCGCCGGTGGGAACCTTGGGAAGTACTACGTCCATCGGGTAATGCTTAGTCGCACCCCGTCCGATGGGGACGTGACCAATATCACCGCCTTGAAGGCGGGGGTGTGGAGGTTGTAGACCATGGGCGGCTCTCAGATGCTTGCAGACCTCGTTATCCAGTTCGCCAAGGTGGTATCAAGCAGCCTTGCGACTCCGTCCACTGGAGGGGCGGCTAGGGCCGTTCAGTACGCAATCGCCGGGATAGGGGACACCGAAGGGCTAGAGGGCGGCGAAGGAATCCTCTTGACCGAAGACGACGTGGGGGAGCGGACAGAAGACGGGGACGTGTTCGGTCAAATCGGAATCATAGCCCGCCCGTTGCCGCCTACCACGTCGGGAGCATTGAGCGAACATGCCGAAGTCGTTTGTGTCAGGACTGCCGACGGGCTTGTTCCCGTGGCGACAAGAGACATTCGACTCAGGATGTTTGGGAACGCTCCAAACGAGGGTGCGGTTGCACTGGTAGGGTACGGTGGGAGTTACCATTCTATCGCCCCGGTCGATAATGACGACCTCACCAAAGGCGCAATCCACACTATCTATTGTCCCTATGACTTCAATTCGAGCGGAATTGCCCAGAAGGCGCATACGATAACGATAGACCCGACAAGCGGAAACGAGTCTATCTCTATTGTCCATGCGGAGGGCACGGCTATCACCATGTCCGCGAACAAGGAAATTCTGCTAAAGAATTCAACCGGCTCGTCTTACATCCTGCTAGACGACGGCGGGATAACGATGACCGGACAAATCAATCTTTCTGGAAGCGTGGTGATCGGCAATCCAACCGGACCAGCGGTCGCGTTGCAAGCCACCAACCCGCCGGTTTGCTCAACGCTATTTGTCAGCCCGTAATGCGCCATGACCAATTGCGCCTTTCCACCTCTTGTTATCCCGGCCTGGATGCCTCCTATTCCGCCGATACCTGGGCTCCCTATACCTCCTACCCTCCCAAGTCTCCCGGGGCTTCCTGGTATACCCACGTTGACGATACCGGCATGGTCGCCTCCTATTCCCCCTATCCCGGGGCTTCCGATTCCGCCTACTATCCCGACCCTTCCCGGGTTGCCAGGGATACCGACACTTACAATTCCGGCGTGGTCGCCGCCGATACCGCCGATTCCAGGGATTCCAATTCCCCCGTCTCTTCCGGGGCTATATTGCCCGTTGGACTAACAGAGTGTAGTATGTCACCAAGAGAGGTGAATCCGACATGGCGACGATTGCGATAACGCTACCCTCGACGTTGACCTTGCTCGGAGGGCCGTTGCCGTCTGTTGGAGCGCAGACCGCGCCGCCTGTCATTCTCGCCGACTTATACGACCCTTCGACCCGAGACTTCCGTTCGATGCTTTCTACGTTTGACCACATCGACGCGCAAGTTGTGATTGCCTTGACGACCTATCGAGGTTCAGGGGCGGCCGTGGAAGACACGGGACACCGGCTCTATGACATCAAGAAAATCAGAGAGTCTATAGAAACCGAGATAACCGCCGAAGTGAAGACGGCATTGAAGCGGCTCACAACCAATAAAGACATCACATTGCTCCCGACGACCTTTGAAACCGACGTCGGAAATCAACAAGTCGATTTCGTTGTAAGTTGGAAAAACAACCGGGCCGGGACCCTTGCGAGCGTCCGGCTTTTGATGGGGACTAGATGACCACTCCAAGCGAACGCAAGTTCATAACGTTCTCTCGCGGACAGGTGCGAGACATCATCTTGACTTCCTTCCGCAACTCTCTGCGGACGATGACGGACCCGGACACCGGGGCCACCTTCACCGAAGACAAAGTGACGCAAATCACGCAACCGGGCTCTCGGTTCTACATCGAAGCCGACTCGATTGACATTGTGACGCAGGCCAAGCAGGCCAGCGGGCTTTACCTCTCGGGACAGTTCCGGCCCAAGTGGGCCAACGGCGACATGCTTGAAAAGATGTGGGGCGAAGTCTGGCTTGGAGAAGACCCGCGCCTTCCTGCTACCGGCGGTAGTGGAACCGTATCCGCTGCGGCAACCCCCGGGGCTATCTTCCCGGGCTCCACAACTATCCCGTCGGCTACTGCGGCCATCGCTACCGACGCTAACGGCAAGTCGTATCAGGTGCTCTACACGGCCACAACCGGGGCAACTGGAATCGTCTCACTCACTCTCAAAGGCGTTGACACCGGGACCGTCACGAATCCGACCTATGGGGCTAAGCTCACGTGGTCCTCGAATCAACCCCTGTCGGCAGACCCGGAATGTACGGTCACTTCTAACCCGGGATTCTCGGGAGGCTTCGACGAAGAGACAGACGCCGAACTGGCAGACCGGATAGAGCAGAACATCCGGCACAGACCGGCATCGGGGAACAACGCTCACATGTCGGCTTGGGCTCGCGAGTCCAGCGTTGCCGTTGAACAGGGGTGGATTTACGCTTGCGCCTTGAACGCCGGGTCTGTTCTTGTGGCGGTCACTCAAAAGCGCAACGCCGATGCCTACCCGCCCGAAGGGCCAAACGTTAGGTGCAACCCATCCGAAGGGACCATGCTCTCGGTCACTCAATACCTCACGCCTCCCGGGTCTGCCGTGGTACCGGAGCGAGCGTATGTGGTCGTGACATCTCCAAACCCCGAACCGTCCGACCTGACAATGAGGCTTTCGATGGCCGTGGGGGCTCTCGCAGGGTGGGCAGATGTTGACCCGTGGCCTACGTACTCGACGACGTACCCGGAAGTCATCGTGTCGACGATTGTCTCCCCGACTGTTTTCAGGGTAGGCATGGACGCTGGGTCATTGCCCGGCGGAGTTGCTTCATTGACTGGAGACGATGCCCCGCAACTCATGCTTTGGAACGAGAGTCAGAGCCGGTTTATACAACTTGATGTGTTGACGGTGACTGATACCGGCGGAGACATCTTTACAATCGAACTCTCTGCGGCTCCCTCTGGATACACGATAGCCACGGGGGACCGCATATCCCCGTACACCGCACAGATGCTTTCAATTGCCGAAGCCTGTGAAGAGTACTTCGACGGCCTTGGACCGGGGGAAGTCATCGACTCTACGGACCCGAGATCGGCGCGGTCTTTGAGATTCCCAAGGGCCACGGAGCAATACCCGTCGAGAGCTGGCGAGGTGGTTCTGTCCCGAGTGGTTGACGCATTGAGTGGAGTTGCGGCGGACGCGAGCTTGCCGTATCAGAGCCTCAACAGTCCGAACCTTCCGGGGGATGTGATAGACGGCCCGAACATGGTGACGCTTGGGAATCTTAGCGTCTTCCCGTTGTAGGAGAATGAGATGAGCGGCTTTCCGACAAGGACAAATCGAAGTGCACTTGGACCGGCCTTGGAGAACATGCGAGAGGTCACGGACCCAAGACGCGAGATAGGCGCGGACACGTTCGAGCTTGCATGGTGGAACTTGATGGGACTCACGAGGACCGGGCCGCTTTCGATGCACCGTTGTACGGTGTCGGGCGGGGTGGTTACGGTTGCCTCTCAGTCTCTAGCATGGGACCCGGCGGGGGCGCTGTCCAACATTACGTTTACGTATGAAGCGGCCGGTCGATACTCCTTTGCTTTCGCTTCTACCTATCCAGACCAGCGGGCGGTTGCAGTAGCCACGGTCCTTCGGGGTGGTTTTGCCGCTTCCGCAAATCAGGCTCCCTATAGAGGGGACCACACCGGGCTTGACAACGCGGCAAGTCTCACAGATTCGGCTCAGGCTTGGACCGTTAACGCCTTGACAGGCAAGCGCCTGTTCAATCTCACGGACGGGAGCGTCACGACTATCACGAGCAATACGGCAGATACCGCCGTTGGAGTCTTGGCCGGTGGCGCTGATAACGATTGGGACAATGGAGACGAGTACGTGGTAGTTGACCCGAACGTCATCGGGTACGTTCAGATGATTTCCAACTACGCAGGCGAGGTGATTTTCATGAACGGGAGCGAGGTACTAACCGACCCGTCCGCGTTCATGCTCGTTCTGTATTGAGAGGTGTTCTGACATGGGCGGCATAGGCGGCATAAATCCAATACCCTTCGCAATCGGCGGCGGTCCGTCCGAGTATGACGAGGTGTATCAAGCCTTGAAGGCTTGCGTTGGAGAGCCCAACTATGGAGATGACGATTCGATAGACGGGGCTTGGAGATGGGCCAGGGCTTGCGGCCTTGTCGCATCCGAGTGCATCGAGCGAGCAATGATGCAGATATTCCCCGACCGGACCACTTCCTTTATTCCGGTGTTCGAGGAAATCCTTTTGCTCACTACGGGCACGGCAGAACTCACAGACGAAGAGAGACGGCAGAACATAATCGACAGGTGGACGACAACGATAAGCGGAATCGGTCCTGCCATTGAAGACGAATTGCAGGCAATCGACCCGCTGTTTGTTGTAGTTACTACAGACAGAGACACCTCCAAGACAACCGAGAGCGGGCGGGGTTTTGAAGACTGGGACCCGTTGGACGCGGACGCTTGCGGCCCTGCTTTCGGAGGTGGCCGGACTTCGAGCTTGTACCACAACTATTCATGGGACTTCGTGACGCTGATTCAATATCAGTTGTTGAGCGGAGTCCTATCGGCAGAAAACAAGAGGCGATTGGAGCAAGCCAAGTTGGCCTTGTACTACTCGCTTCCGTCTTGGGTGACCTGGAACATTTTCACCAATGCCGGGTTCATCCTTGACCAGAGTCTATTGGACGTGGGAGCCTTCGGACCATGATGAACGATGTAGAGAAAAACATAGAGCCCGACGAATACGCGGATAGCACCGTGGCGATGTCCGTTTACAACGTCGTATGTCGGACCTCTGGCGAGATTGAAAAGCCGGAGTCTATCTTGGATTCAATGCGCAAGTACGCGCATCCAAATCTCGGACTGTCTCAATTGCGGCGGGTGGTTCGGAGGATGGTGCGGTCTGGTCTGTTGGTGAGGCGCGGGAAGTCCCTTGCCCCGTGCGACAGGAAGCGCCGAGTCGTTGTCCAAAGGGACCGCTCGGACTGTTGGATTGACGACAAGGGGCGGATACGAGGCGGCTGGAACGGGTGGCTTGCAAAAGACCTGATAGACGGGTTGGTTCCTTTGGAGCCGAGAGCGCCGAAGTGCAAGATTCCAATTGACGAGGTGACGATATGACCTTTTCGCGTGCCAATGCTTTAGGCTTTGCGCTATACGAAACATTTTATAGTCCACAAGCCAATACTATCGATATCAATCAGTCCAGGGCGATCGATGGACACGCAGGCGGCACGTACAACCCGAGCGCGTCTATCACGGTCAACAATGCGTTGATTGTCAATTCGACGGGGGCGGCGGCTGCAAACGTCACGGGAATCACATCGACCGGCAAGGGCACGGGTCACGGCGTCTTGTCTACGGGCGGGACTACCAGTGGGGTGGGCGTTTGGGGCATCGGCGGTGCTCCCCATGGAGACGGCGTCTATGGTCAGGCGACAGGCGACGGGGTAGGTTGCTACGGGGTAGGGGCCTCTGTCGACGGGTTCGGCGTGGCGGGGTTTGGACCCGCTGGTGTCCTGGCTGGAACGTACACCAACACCGGCGTATTGGGGGTGGGTGGCGGTGTCAACGGATACGGCGTTGTCGGCGAGGGTGCTCCCGGGGTCTACGGTGTAGGACTGGCAACCGGCGGGGTAGGCGTTCAAGGTCAGGGTGTTGGGCTGGCGATGCCCGGGATCTACGGCGTTGGCTCTGTCGCTGGTAGTTACGGGGTGATAGGAGAGGGAAGCGACACGTCTGCCGGAGTGAGAGGAACAGGCGGGGCGGCTGGTGGAATCGGTGTCAGCGGTCTTGGGCGGCTGACTGCGGCTGGCGTCTACGGTACCGGCGGGGCAGACAGCGGCAACGGTGTCCGGGGCATCGGCGGTGCTCCGGCTGGCGACGGCGTTTACGGTGCTGGCACAGGGACGGGAACAGGCGTCTACGGCGAGGGAGGGACCACAAGCGGGTACGGTGGCTACTTCGTAGGCGGAGCACCGAACGGCATCGGAGTCGACGCTACGGGGGCGGGAACTGGCGTAGGGGCCTCGTTTGGTTGCGGGGCCAGTGGAGCCAATCTCAGACTAAGGCCCAAGGTGGGCGACCCTACGGCACCGGCGGAAGGTGACATCTGGTCGGAGTCTGGCGATGACGAGTTGATAGGCTACTTCGCCACAAGAAAGCATCAACTGCTTGATACGTGGGCCAATATCGGAGTGACCGGCGGGGCACCTCCTACGATAGCGGTAAACGACCAGAACAACGTGGGTGCTCCGACTGCGGCGGCGGGATACATCCGGGTTCCGTTCTCAAGGTCTTTCAGGGATGGGAACTATGCCGTTGCTGCGATAGCAGACGGCGACAGGTTCGCCACGATAGTAACCCAAAATCTTGCTTACGTTGACATCCTATTGTTCAGCTTATCTACCGGGGCGGCTATTGACATGATGGCTTCGAGCTACCAACTCCGGGTCATCGTGAAGGGTCTCTTTGCATGACGACTTTCAACGCCAGAATCCGACAAGACTACTCTTCGGTTGAAGGTCTTGTCATGGATTGCAAGCATTCGGGGCTTGCGGCGGACGGGTCATTGTGGACGAACGAAGCTCCGGCGGCTCGGGCTTTGAGGACAGGGACTCACACGGGGGTCAACAATGCGGCCTCACTTCATGACGAGGACCATTTCTTTCTGTCCAACGCCCTTGTCGGTTGCTTCGTTTGGAACGTGACGGACGGGTCTTTCGGGCCTATCACCTCGAACACGGACCATGTTGTTGTTGCCGTGTTGGCGGGCGGTGCTGACAACGATTGGGACACGGGAGACACGTATCAGATATTCGCCCCTCGGTTTGGGAATCCGTACCAGGAAACAGCATTGCAGCAACCTGTGGTTTCCCAAGTCGGCGGAATCTGGCAAGCGGATTTCACGAAGGCTGATTCGTCTCACTTGATTATTCCGGCGGTTCATCCGTTCTTGACAACGGACTGGATCGTTGGATTTGACTACGCAACCAAGGCGGCGGTTGGAACGGACCATTACGTTTTGGGCTTCCCGAACATGGACATTCACCGGCAAGACGCAGCCGGGAACTTTGGGTTCATGTACAACGGCATCAACGTCGGTGGGATGGGGGACTTACCCGCCCGGACTTGGTTGACCGTGTTGGATTCCCTGACTCCCAGTGGGGAGATGTGGGGGGACAACGTGAGCGCCACGGCGGGCGGGTTCACTCAGGTTGCGATAGCGGCGGGGGACGCGGCGGGGTTCATCGGTTCAGATGACGGCGTTACCAATTTCTGTGACATCATCCTTCGAGGGATGCACATGTGGCGGCGGCATCTGTCGCCGTTGGAGCGAGACTTCGTTTTTGATACGATGGGGCCCGGGGGTTCGTTTGCGGACTATGCAAGGGCAACGATTTCTCTCGGGACTTGGACGGATGCCACGGGGACTTCGCCGGAGGTTTCGAGGCTTAACTCTTTTACCGAACGGCCTCAGAGGTTCTACATCGCTTCTGTGCCTACGGGCACCTACAGACGTATACAAATTGCGGCCTCGGTTGACGGGCTGGTACTACCTGACACCCTGCTTGGGGGGGATTTGTTTGATATAGATTGCATAGAACACGCAAGCCCGGGGGTGCCTCATATTTTCCAAGACGCCGGGTGGTCTGCGGTGTTCGATGTTCAGGTCAAAGAAGAGGGGCATTACACCTTCGTTGTTCACCGGGACAATGGTGGGTCGATGGTCTTGCATCTCGACGTGATAGAGGTTTGATGCCATGGCGTCCAAGATAGATACAATCTCCCCGGTCGGAATCGGCAAGGACGCAATCACCCTGAACATCAACGAGGAAAGCGAGCCGTTGCAGGCCGCGAAGGTCCTGCAAATTGACATCGACTATTCAGCGGTCGATTCAAAGGGCGTTTGTGTTCCGTTGGAACTGATAATTCAGCCTGCCTTCGGGGGTGGCGGGACGGCAAACGGGTATATGCGGAAGGTCTACCGCCGGGTAGCACCGTCTCGATTCCTGTACCGACCTCCCATGGGGGGGCAGTACTTGATTGTTTTGCGAGAAATACACCACAATCGGCTACAGGGACGGCTATTGATAGACGTGGCCGGTGACAAGTACGCGGAGCCGATAGTCAGGGAGCGGACATAATGACGACTGAAAACCTGGCCAAGTTCACGATAAACGCCTCCCCGTCGGTGGACCCCGTAACAGGCGACAAGGGCTATCAGACAACCGCCCTTGCAACCCTTACCTTGACCCTAGAGCAGGTCCCTTCGGCGGCTCTCAGTGTCACCTACTACGTTTACAGCTCTACGGATGAAAGTTCTCCGCTGGCATCGAAAGACTCCCCGTCCCTTACGTTTACGGCGTCGGGGACGTACATGGATAGCCCGGCGTCTCCGAACGGGACCGTCGAATTGGTCATGCCCGCGACAGCGGCGCATTCGTGGAATGTCAGATGCGTTGCGGCAACGGCGGACGGCTCGGACGAATACGTAAGGCAGATTTGCATTCCGTACACCTTGGGAGTGACCGACATATTCAAGACGGTCCCAGAGGAGACGGACGAATTCTATGCACGGGGATGGTCGGACAAGTTCAACGATTATCTGGCCTATATCGCTCTGTTCTCGATTCCGACTCTCGACGTTTCGTATGATGCCGGTGGCGCGGGACTCGGACGGGTTGTCACGGTAGACAGCGGGGCGATTGAGTTCAACGGTTCCAATGCCGCTGACTACACCCTAGAGGTATCGAATAGCGGCAACGGTGGCGTTCTGTACATGGACAACACCGGGACCGGCAGGACGTTTGACATTCGGATTGGTGGTGTTGCGTCTTTAGTCTTGGACGGGACGAACAACCTTGCGGCCACTTGCGCAACCCTTTTGCTAGAGGCCACTGGCGCGGTTGCCCTGTCCAGTTCGGCCGGTCTGTTGAGTTTAAGCGACGGGTTCCAAGCCGGGTCAACCTACGGGACGGACTTGGTGTTGTCCGATGCTTCGGCCGAATGGGATTTGTTTGAAGTCAACTTCGGCGAAGTCTCCATTCTGAACGCTTTCAATCAATGCGCGGCGTCGGCGGTCACCCTTGACGACGCCTACAACGCTTCGGCCGGGGCCTCGACTATCACGGTAGACGCCGGGGATGTGACTTGGAACGAGGTCGGCGCGTGGTCGTTTGTCATCGGTTTGTCCGGTTGTACCGGGGTAGCGGACGGGTTCTTTGTAGAGGACGGAACTGACTATTTCAGATTGACACATGCGGCGGCGAATACCTTGGGTTTGGACGCTGCGCTTTCGACTGTGTCTCTGTCGGCTTCTTCGACGGTGGATATTGACGCGGCCGGTGCTCTTTCCCTGAACTCTTCCGGCGCGGCTATCAACGTCGGCAACGATGCCGTAGCACAAAACCTCAACCTCGGAACAGGCGGGGCGAGGACCATAGCGGTTGGAAGTGTAGCGGCAACGGCTATTACACTAGACGCCATTGCATTGTCCCTAGACGCTAGCAGCAACTCCAATTACAGCATTTCAGCCAATGATGATGCCAACACCTACACTCTGACCATTGCAGCGGTCAACGCTGGCGCTGGCAAGGCGTATGTGGACATCTACTCCGACGATGAGACGAAGCTCCGGTCAACGGCTGGCACGGTTCTTATTGACGCGGCAACAAATCTCGAACTGAATTCCAGCGGCGGTGTTATCAACATCGGTCACGACGCGGTAGCCCAAGCAATCAATCTCGGGACGGCTGGCGCTAGAACGATAACGATTGGAAACGCCACGGGCGCGACGGCTCTGGACCTCAAGTCTGGGACGGGTGGAATCAACCTTCACGACGGCGTTGCCCAATTGGACTTGAATGGCGCGGGCGTTCTCACTGAGACGGCTCTCGTTTCGGCGGACCTGACTCCGAGCGGGACGTTGACTCTGAGGGGCGGCGGGGTTTCTCAGTTCGGCGACGACACGGGCTATTTCAATTTCAGCGGTGTCGGGGCGTTGTCTACCACGGGCGTCACGACGGCAGACTTGGATTGCTCCGGGGCGATGTCTTTGAACTCGTCGGCTGGAATCATCAACGTCGGGAACGATGCGGTAGCCCAGAATATCAACATAGGTACGGCGGGCGCTAGAACTATTGCTATTGGTTCTATTTCGGCATCTGCGGTAAACATAGACGCTAACGCTCTGTCGCTAGACGCGCTTAACAATTCCAATTTCTCACTAATGGCGAATGCTGCGGCGGACAAGACCCTCACGGTGCATTCTGAAAATCTCGGGGCGGGGGATGGGTATCTGTTGTTGACTTGCGGTGACAGGGCTTGTGTTACCGATCAATTTGTAAACATTGGAGCTTTTGGCACCAACACGAGTGCAATAAACCTCTCTACGGACGGATACATTTCCTTTTCCGGCTATGCGGCAATAGCTACCAATTTCAACGACGCGGTAGACACCGTGCTAGTTGGATTCGCATCGACTTCGATTATTGGGGCGTTGAACGAGCTGAAAGAAGGCTACTTCGCACTTGGGGTTTACAATGTCGTTGCTAACGCTTACGCTTTCAACAGTTTCGCAGTGTCGGTGATTCTAGTTGATTACACGGCGACGGGGACTTGCACGGTGACAATCGCCTCTGCCCAGATAGCGGTATCCGGTAGGACTTTCGTCATCAAGGACAGCGGGCAGAACGCGGCGGCGAACAACATAACTGTCGAGACAGAGGGTGCCGAGACTATCGAAGGCGAGGCCAATTTCGTCATCAATACAGACGGCGGGTGGCTGACCTTCGTATCGGACGGTTCCAACTTGCACCTCATTTAAGGAGGGAGTTTTCAAATGACTGGATACCTGAAACCTGATGTTCTCGATGTTAGGGAAGTCAATCCCCCTGACACCAAATGGATAGGCCCCGAAACCCTGCTCGCAGCGGCGCAGAACTTTACGGCGGCTTGGGTAGATGTTGGCCCGGAGATTCCAACGGCGGGGGCGACACATCTTGGGGTTTGGTTGAATCTCGATGTGAATGATTCGTTGGACATGAGAATCAAGGCTTTGGCAAAACACACGACGGCTGGTGCGGATGAATACGAGATTACGATTCGGACGCTATCGGCCACGGACATCAAAGTTGATGCCGGTTATATCGAATTCAATACCGATGCTGACCAGAAAGTCATCCTGTCGATTCCATTAGACGGGGTTGTTCCCTTCGTTCAGTTGCAGATTCAAGCCGGGACAGCCGGTGCAACTCCCGGACAGGTAGACAGCCTGTACTCGACGAAGGCTTGGGCCGGTGCCGGGGGAGGGTTCTAGCCATGGGTTTCAATGTTATTGACAGCGGGATGAATTCGGCAATGCCGGATGTTGCAAGTTTGGTGTCCAATTCACCGGACGAGTATTTGCATCGTTCGGCGGGACAGAAGGTTAGCAAGAGTATCCATGTCGTAGGGGATGGTGGACCTACAGATTACAACCTATTTGCTTTCACTGGAGCAATTGAGCTTCTGGAAATTTATGGGGTGGTTACTACTGCCACGGAAGTCACTTCAGTCACGGCCACCTATTTGGATGTGTATGATGGTGCGACTGCGGTCGATCTTGCTTCTGACGATTTCGGTACAGATTTGAGTGGGATGACCGTGAATTCCTTCATTGCCGCAGTTGCCGTTGACGGCACGGCATTGGCATTGCTGGATGCGGACCAAGTACGAGTAAATCAAACCGCCGCGAATAGACGACAACTGATTGGGGCTTTGCTGAATAGCAAGAATGGAACCACAAGCTACATTCGATTCAATGTGACAACGGACATGTCTACAGACTGCTATATCACTTGGTACGTGTCTTGGCGGTCGTATACAGGAACTTTGGCGGCGGCATAGGAAAACGGATGTCCAACCCTCGGATAATGCAAGTCACGCGGCCCGCTGAGAGGATGCGGGGTTGTAGGCTTGCGACTGATTTCCGCAGTGCTCTCGATATGGCGAGGGACGGGTGGACCTCCTTTGGTAGTCCGACATATTACAAGACCGGCGGCCTCATCCTGAACGGTACGACGCAGTACCTCACGCGGCCCTTGGCAGGGGAGTTGTACTCGCCGAACCTGACGGGGCACCTTGAATGGGCACCGAATCATGCCGCAAACGACGGCATAGAGCACCGG